AGCCTATTCCTCTCACCTTTAACTTTTGGAACTAACTATGGTGGACAGTCTGAACGATGTCTCATCATTTAGTGTCAGAACCTTAAAGGATTTGAACGCACCTTTCCCGCGAACTGTATTGACACATCGTCTTCCTGATGCTAGGTACATCATGTACTTTGCCCAGTCACGACGACTATCAATAACAGACGGAGATTGCCCTGCGTCAACCCACTCATAACCCAAACGGAGCGTTGCTCCACGAGGGTCAAGTTGTAGGTCTCGACAGAGTTTTCTAACAATTCCCTTAATCTTCCTTGTCATTGGAATACCGACCGGCATACCGTGAGGTTGCAGGATCGATGGTACAATGATTTGGTCGAGTTTAGGGCTGTCGAAGGCTTCTAATTGTCGACGCCAGGTCCATCTAGCCTTTGATGGACTTGCTGCGTGCAAAGCCGCAGGCGTTGCCCGGCAGACCTGCTGATAAAGCGGCAGAAAACTGGGATAAATCGACGCGAGTCGCGACAATTTGTTAATTATCGTTATGACGTCAGCAATCGATTTTGGATATCGAAAATCGTAACTCTCGACATAGCCAAACCCATCCAAAAAATGGGCTCCACAACTTTCACGGTAATCCGAGTCTATGTGTGTTTTCTTCACATTAACTTCGAATCCCGCTGCCTCTAAATCTGTGACTAAGCCTCTCGCATACTGGTTACCGACAATAATGTCATCGCCAAATACACTTGAAGCTTCATCACAAGACCTGCTTATGCCTAATAGGATCAAGGAAAGCAACTCGAAAGTAAAACCGTTCCCCATACTTGAAACCTTTTTAATAACGACAAAGTTATCATCAAGATCAAGGGTCATTTCTGACCGCGCTTGCTCAATTAATGAGAAAACGCTTCTGGGTAATAGGTATTTAACTAAAGCGAGTGCTATACTATCACTAGCATTACTAAGGTCAATCGTCGCATTCGATGATACGCTTATCATACTACGGTGCTTTTCAGCCGTTGTATTTAGATCGACTCCTGCATGTTGTAAACATGTTCGGATCCCGTTACCTATACGGCGCTGGGTTAGAATATTAGCCAATGGCTCGACGCAAATAGACCTGTCCTTTATGTTATTTTTAGGGACAGTAGTAAATCTATTTCCATTAACCATTGTAGTAACCATCCAAGCTTTGAACTTGAATATCCGTTCCTTGAAATCCTTATGATGTTTCCATCTAAGGTACAATTTACGGTCAAATTCGCGCTTATCGATGGCTAACTTTGCTAACAGCTTAGCGTAACGTCTCTTCATCGCAAACCTCAAACCATGGTGCCCCTGAAGGGTTTTGACCCATAGGTCGAAGTTATCTAATGTGCAAGTCCACTCTGATCGCGATAGTTTAGACTCAATAGAGTTGAAACCAAGCGTAGGAGTGAACTCGCTACCATTAGAGAAACTCACTGGACCTAGCTTAAAATCTTTTAGGACCTTGGCGATAAAAAGCTTCGCTTTTGCCCAGTTGGGTGTTAACAACCTATCTAGGTTGTAACTAGTGACTAGCTTTTCGTCCGATAACTTCCAGACTTGCGCAGCCTCACGGCGACGCTTATCAGATAAGTTATTACTCGGCAGCTCCATCTTTTCGAAGAAACGCTTTTGAGCGATTTCTTCTGGTCGGCTCTTTCCATTAGTTTGGAAAGTATAGCTGACAAGAGCTTTTCCAACAGCCCTGGTAGGGCCTGTGTGATCCATGACATCCTCCTAAGCAGCAGCCGGAATTACCGGCGCTGTTGTGGGATTAAACCCAATGAGGACGTTCTCACCAACCCACGTTTGGATCTGGTCGGCAAGGGCATGTATAATAACGCCCAGCTGAGTTTGGGAAGCAGCGATATTACTGCCACTAACCCTTACTCGCACGGACAGCGCGTCATTAGCGTAGGTACCCGTCACCGGCTGCACCTGCAACTCATCATTAACAATGATTTCGAGCAGATGGTTGTCGACGACGACCCCGTTAAGGGTTTTCTTTGTGGTACTGTGCTTAAAGCGGACAGTTAAGTCCGGTCCAGACGCATCGGCGTAAATAACGCCACTATTTTCGGTTCTTAATAGACCGAGTGTAGCCATAGGTATCACCTATCCTTCTGATTAGAGAAATACTCTGATTGTTTAGAGTTTGAATTTCTTTGATTGTTGAAGTGCTAAAGCAGCACTGTCGAGAATCCGCCGCCAGTTTAGATTTGGCGACCAACGGAGCTTGACAGCATTGCCGCGAAAAAACAGATCCCTGTCATAAGAGTCGGTTTTAACAACTCTTAAGGTCCCTGTTACGCCATCATTGGTGTAAACAGGTGCGGTGGGACACGTCGGCCAACAATAGTTGCCCGACCCACCACAGTTAACCCCAGACATCGTAGCAGTCACGCTTGCGCGTGCAGCGAGATGCAAGGTATAGAGATCCGTAATGGACGTACGAACAGAGGTGCAAGCCGCAATCTCAGCGGCAATACTACTAGTTGTTTTAGCTAGTATGTAATCACCGACGTTAACGAACCAATCCACAATCCAACTATATGGGATTAACTCCCAAGCGGTTGAGAAGGGATTGACGCTAGTACGTGCTTGCCATGACGTGGACTCACCTAACTCATACTTACTGGTGACAGTCGACTTAACGGATATAGATCCACTCGTTTCCTTAGATATATAATCTTGAGGAGGCGTGCCGTAATTCAGCGTTTCCGCTGATATCGTGCTAAAGGATCTATCCCTAAATGTTAACTGATCACGCGTTACCTTTTCGATATCCTTCATGGAATATAGAATTGGCATCATAGAGTATCGGTAGCTCATCCAAAGTGAGCCAATATCTCTCATAACACTTAATGTGTTCTTAAGAAGATGATTGGGCATCACATTTTTGGCTGAGCGCAAATCTTTGAGCTTGAAATGCTTGAAGAATTTGCCCATAAGACCGACAAAGTCATGCGCTGTGTCACGGAAGCCGGGGAGTACTTTATGTAACTCCGCAACTTCTGTTAACGCGTCATAATCCCTAAAGGATTTGACAGCAGCCTGACTTCGTGTTTCGGCGATTGCTTCAGCAAGCCCGCTGCTTGACACTTGTGAAAATACAACGAGTGGCAATGCATATGATTCTAAGTAGAATTCATAATCACCAACTTCATCATATGAGTTGGTAGCGCAGGCGAGATCAGCAGCGTCACAAGACCAAGTATAAGGATAGTTGCAAGGATATGACCCGCACTTGTTATAAGGCGGGCATTTCTTTTGCCTACGATTTCGACGACACCAAGCACCTCCGTATAAACGGTGGGATACAAGGTAGTTGTCGGTAATTACTTTCTTAACGTGGTACGGTGTCATTTTGACCCATTTACTACGCAGGAACTGGCCCCATGTAAGGGACCAACCCATCCGGTTTTTGGTTGGGTTATCCTTGAAAGTACTCTCCGTGTGAGGTTCATACACTCGGTCCATACCCGAATCGACATTATACACCACTTCTGGTGCACTGTCGTCGGGCGAACCTGGTGCACAAGAACAACATCCGGGAGCCGCACCATTCCAAGCAGGAATGATTCCGCTTGAAAGATTTTGATGCGTATTATAAGTCGTAGCCATACTTGGTACTCCTGTTAAGCTGACCTTTAAGTCAACCAATAAATCCCTACAACCGTGTGGTCAAACGACCTAAAACACAACTGTAAGGGTGAAAGAGCGAGTAATTCGCCACCTCAATAGAGGTGAGG